AAAGTTGGTGAATATGTAAAGCCTGAATATATCAAAGCATTGGATATGGTTAACACCTCACTATTCAATGACATAAGAGATTCTGGTATAGGAGCTAGAGAATTAGCTGATATTACCAATATTAAAGACATAGATGGTCCAGCAGAAATGATGGTTAAGAAACTCATCGCTGGTCTAAGACTTAGAAAAATGTCTAGTGCTGAAGTATCACAACAGTTATCAGAATTTGGTGATGCTCGACTCACTAATAAAACAAGACTATCTAGAAAAGAACTTACAGAAAAGATTGATAAAGATGTACAGAAAAGTATAGATGCTTTCCGTATGGCTTTAGATATGACCACCGAAGAACAAGGTGACGAAGTATTTAAAACAATATTTGAAGGTATATCTATGGCTGATGGTGTACATACTCTTGATGACCTTGACGCATTTATGCGTATAAAAATGAGAGGTGGTTCATTTGCTGGAGATGAAAAAAAGACTGGTGCATTTTTAAGAGAGATGGGTACTATGTTTACTCATAGTGTTTTATCTGGACCAAAAACAGCAGTCCGCGCAATCTTAGGTACAGGTACTGCAACATTTACTAGACCAATGGCTATGGCTATCGGTGGTGCAATGCGTGGTGACTTTATGACTTCAAGAGCTGCGTTAGCTAACTTAAATGCTATGCGACAAGCTATACCAGAATCATGGACATTATTTAAAAAGAAACTTAATGGTTATTGGTCTGGTGAATTATCAACTATAAAAACTAGATATGTAGAAAGGAATGCTTTAGATGACCAATGGCAAATGTATGGTCACTGGGCAGAAACTAGAGGAACTATTAAAGATAAAGCTCTTTATCGTACAGCTAATTTAATGCGAGGTTTAAATGACAGTAGTCTTTTAACCTACTCAACTAAGATTATGGCATCAACTGATGATGCTTTTTCTTTAATAATAGGTAGAGCAAAAGCTAGAGAGAAAGCATTCTTAGCAGCAGCTAAAGATTTACCTGATGGAGACTTTGTTAATTTTGATGCAAAGTTCTTTAGACAAGCAGAAGATTATTTTAACGATGAAATCTTTAAACCTGACGGTACATTAAAAAATCAAGCGGCTGAATTTGCTAGAAAAGAAGCAACACTTACTCAAGATTTAACTGGATTTGGTAAGAACTTAGCAAATGCTTTTGACCAAACTCCTTGGGCAAGACCATTCTTCCTATTTGCTAGAACAGGTATTAACGGTTTAAGACTAACTGCAAAACATACTCCCGGATTTAACTTCTTAGTTGACGAGTTTAACATGATAGCTAAAGCAAAACCCGGAGATAACCTTAGTCATTTAAAAGAATTTGGAATAGAGACCCCACAGGATTTAATAAATGCTAAAGCTATTCAGAACGGAAGATTAGCTATGGGTGGTTCAGCATTATTTATGGCATCTATGGCATATCTAAATGGTGGATTACATGGTAATGGACCTACTGATAGACAACAAAGACAAGCATGGTTAGATGCTGGATGGAAACCAAGAACTATAAAACTTGGTGGAGTCTGGGTTAACTATGATGCCTTTGAACCTTACAACCAAATACTTGCATTAGTAGGAGATATCGGAGACCACATGGACCTTATGGGTGAAGAGTGGGCAGAAAATAATCTTGGTAAATTAGCATTGGCGTTAGCTAGTACTGCTACAAGTAAATCTTATTTAGCTGGTATGCAGTCATTTGTTGATTTATTTTCTGGATCTCCCGGGCAACAGAACAGAATACTAGCTTCATTATTCAACAACACAGTACCTTTAGCTGGTCTTAGAAATGAGATAGGTAATGTACTTACTCCATACACAAGAGAGTTAGGTTCTGATATAGGTAGTTCTATAAGAAATAGAAACAAGGTAACTGAAAATATAGCAATGGATGCTTTGCCTATTAAATACGACATCCTTACTGGTAAACCAATTAAAGATCACGACTTTATGACGCGCATGTTTAATGCGATATCTCCGGTCCAGTTTAATTTGGATTATTCAGAAGGTAGACAATTCTTATTTAATAGTGGCTATGACATGAAAACTTCTACATACTCAGCTCCAGATGGAACAGATTTATCTGACAGTCCAAAAGTTAGATCAATGTTTCAAAAGGCTATAGGTGAACAAAACCTAGAAAAGATCTTTAACGAGATGGCAAAAGAAGAATCAATTCAAGTTTCTATGGCTGAGATGGAATGGCACAAAAAAAATGGATTGAAAGATGTCGACCCAAAATCATTCCCACACTACAAACGAATTGCAAAAGTGTTTGACAAGGCTAAGAAACGAGCTTGGGCAAGCATTAAAAATGATGCAGATGTCCAAAAATTACTCATTGAAGAAAGAAATCAAAAATTAAAGAACGTAAACGCAAATCGTAAAACAATAGACGAAATACTAAACATTCCTAAATAGGTGGATAACCAATGGCGGTACAAACAACTGAAGAATTTAAAAATGGCGGTGCCACCTCATACGCCACGACAATTGAATATTTAAAAGCAAGCGACATTTATGTAAGAATTGATGGAGCTTTACAAACTTATACAACAGGTACTCCCGGGTCAGGTGAGTACTCCGTTAGTGGTACAACAGTTACTCTTGGAGCAGCAGCTCCAGCAGGAAGTGGAATTGTTCATATATATAGAGAAACAGATGTAAATACAGCAGCAGCAGTATTTCAACCCGGTTCATCTATTAGAGCTGTAGACCTTAATGCCATACATGATATGGGTAGGTTTGCTGCTGTTGAACATAGAAATAAAATAATTACAGCAGATATAAAAGAAGGACAAGTTACTTCTACTGAAATAAAAGATGGAACTATTGTTAATGCTGACATCAATGCAAGTGCAGCAATTGACAATACTAAAATTGCTGATGGATTACTTAAATCAGGCATAACAGTTAACTCAGATAACATCGTTAATGGGTCAATTGTTAATGATGACATTAGTAATAGTGCAAATATAAATGGTTCTAAATTATTAGATGACAGTGTAACTCTTACAAAATTAGGAGCTGGTACGCTTCCAAATGACATAGTAGTTACAACTGACAATATCCAAAATGGAACTATTAAAGATGAAGATATACATACAAGTGCAGACATCCAAGGTTCCAAATTACTTAATGATTCTGTAGGACTCACAAAGTTAGGTGGTGGTGCATTACCAACTGACATAACTGTCGAGAGTGCCAACATTGTTAATGGAACTATTGTTGATGCTGATATACATACTGGTACCTTAGACAATAGATATTACACAGAACAAGAATTAGACGGTGGACAATTAGATAATAGATATTACACCGAAACCGAACTAGATGGTGGTCAACTAGATAACAGATACTACACAGAAACAGAAGCTGAAGCTTTATTCCTTAGACAGGATTCTTCAGAAACTATTGCTAGTGGAGATACATGGTCTGGTACTGATTCAAAAGTAGCTACAACTGCTGCTATTGATGCGAGAATAATTGACCTACTAGATGACACTGGTGGATTCGTACCCGTAGCAGATGAAACTTCTTTCCCAGCAGCTAACCCTGATATCAATAATGGTGATGGCACTGTCGTTTCTGTTAAGTCTGTATCAACAAACCTTACTCCAAGTGGAACAACAGTCAGTATCGCAAATGGTGCGGGAACTGGTAACACTGTCTCTATTACAGGCGTAACTGGAGTTATACCAGCAGGGTTTGGAATGATACTTGAAACAACAAGTACATTACATACTTACAAATTTCACAGATTACAAGCTAAAGCAACTGAAGTAACAACTGTTGCTACTAACATCACACAGGTTGTTGCTTGCGGTAATAACTTAGCTGATATCTATAACTTTGCTGATTTATATCAAATCTCTACTTCAGCTCCTACACAAAGAGCTGACGGTACATCATTAACTAATGGTGACTTGTGGTTTGATAGTAGTTCTAACCAAGTGATGATGGTTTATGACGGCTCCGCAGGAGACGGCTTCTCACCAATCACACCTAACCAAGCAACTATTACAGCTATTAATAGTGTTTCTGGTCATGTTACTTATACAGAAGACTTAGGTCTTATTACTGACGCAATTAACACAGGATCTGGAAATAACTCTATTAATACTGTTGGTGCAAATATTGCTGCCGTTAACACAGTTGCTGCTGACTTAAACGAAACTACATCTGAAATAGAAGTAGTTGCAAATGATATTACTAACGTAAATCTCGTAGGTAATGATATTGCAAATGTTAATGCTGTAGCTGGTAATGCTACAAACATTAATGCAGTACAGACTAACGCATCTAATATTAATGCTGTTAATGCAAACTCAAGCAACATAAACACAGTTGCTGGAATTAACGCTGACGTTACTGCTGTAGCTAATAACAATGCGAATATTACGGCTGTAAAAAATAATGAAACTAACATTAATGCAGTTAAAAACAACGCAACTAACATCAATGCAGTTAATGCAAACAAAACAAATATAGATGCTGTAGCTGCTAATAATGCAAATATTACTGCGGTTAAAAATAACGAAACAAATATAAATGCAGTAAAAAATAACGAGACAAATATCAATGCAGTTGCAGGAAATAACTCAAATATCACTGCGGTAAAAAACAATGAGACAAATATTAACGCCGTACAAGCTAACGCTTCTAATATCAATGCTGCTGTTAGCAACGCTTCAAATATTAATGCTGCTGTTTCCAACGCTACAAACATCAATACAGTCTCTGCTTCCATTGCAGACGTCAATAGATATGCAGCCGAATATGTAATTCAAAGCGGTACTCCTAGTAGCCCATCAGTTGGCGACCTTTGGTACAACAGTACAGCAAATGCTCTCTATTACTACAACAATACTGCGTGGGTAGGAATTTCTCCGGGTATTGCATCGTTATTTAACGACCCAACTCCAGAACTATTTGCAAATTTAGATTGCAATGACAAGAACTTAACTGACGTAGCCACCATATCAGGAACAAATTTACAACTCGATTTCGGAACTTTATAAATGGCAAAATTATTAAAACTAAGACGTGGTACAACCACGCAACACAGCAGCTTTACCGGAGCCGAGGGTGAATGTACTGTTGATATGACAAAGGATACTCTTGTCGTACATGATGGCTCAACTGCTGGAGGTCATCCAGTAGCAGCAGAAGATATGGCTAATGTATCTTCCTCATCTATTGTTGGGAGAATAGGAACATCAGCTTTAGCTGGTACTAAAGTGAATCCTAACTTTGGATCTCAAAATATAACTACAACTGGTTCAATCAGTGCCGGTACAGGTGTTAATATTACATCGACTACAGCTGGACAACAAGTTGAAATTACTAAAGATGGTACTTCAGCAGCAGTATTAGGTCATATAGGTACTGGTAATGAGGGTTTTCTTGCTCTTAAAGATGGCGGTTCTAATACAATCGTATTAAATGGTGAAACTGGAAGTGGAAGTAGTTATATTAACTCTACAAAATTTGGAATAGGAACCGCAACTCCTTTGTCAAAACTCCATGTAGTGGGCAACACTCAAATAACCAGCGACTTAAGTGTTGGTGGTGATCTTGACGTAACTGAACATATATCTATTGCAGATGACAAGCAATTAAAACTTGGAGCTAGTGATGATCTAATAATTTTTCACCAAACTTCTAATAATAATTCAATTATTAAAGAAAAAGGTGGTGGAGCGTTAAGCATACAAAGTAATGGTCCTCAAATTAATTTCTACGATACTACTAACAGTACTTCAATGCTCCTTGCTAATGCTGGAGGCTCAGTTGACTTGTACAATGCGTCTACTGTGAGATTATCGACTGCAAGTGATGGTGTTGACGTAACTGGATCTATTGATGCTACTACAGATATCAAAACAACTGGCGGTGCATTCAGAATAGATACTGGATTCTATATTGAAGAAGAATCTGCCGCATCAGGTAGTGCTGAATCCCCTGATGGTTCAACAATAATAAAAAATGGAACAATAGGTAAAGATTTACATCTTGGAGCTTACGGTGATATAGCACTTGGAAGTAGCAACTCTACAGCAAATACTGTTGCTAAGTTTCAGATGCCTGTATTAGGAGCTAGTAAACATGGAGTATGTTATTTAAACTATGTAACAGCAAATGCTGGAGGTAGTGCTTCATCTTCTAAGAAATTTGAAACTAAATCAACTGGTTGTGAAGTTACTGGACAATTAGATGTTAGTACTAATGTTGTTGCTTTAGGTGACCTCATTTCTCCGGGCAAGATAGGTAGAGACACTTCTGACTACATTCAATTTACTGACAATACCCAGTTGGATGTCTATGTAAATGGTAACAACGAATTTAGATTTGAAGCTGACGGTGACTTCCATGCAGATGGAGACATTGTTGCTTTCTCTTCTACTACAGCATCTGACTCAAGATTAAAGTCAGACATACATACTATTAATGATGCTCTTGGAATCGTAGGAAAACTACGTGGTGTTTCTTATAAATGGTTAAGAGA